AAATTAAGGTTGCTGATCTTATCCTCAACAATTTCAGACTCAGCCGCGTCCAGGCTTTCCAGCCAGTAGCGCAGGTTATCTACGCCGTTCCAGCGATAGCGTTCAGCCATTAGCTCAATGACTCTTTTTGAAATCCATTCTGTTTTATTCATACCAGCCACCCAAATACCCATCCAGCCGTAACACCAACTATCAGCGACCAGAATATAGCCTTGAATAGCGTATTATTCTCTGGGTCTGGCTGGAAATCATTGCGGCTATACTTTCCGCTATGTTGCGTTATGCCGTATTTACCTTTGTACATTTTAAACTCCTTTTAACTAACAAATGTGTCAAGAATCTGTATTAATACTGGATAAAATTTAGTCGCTCTTTCTCCATCCATTTTTTCAATATCTCCCTCAGATAATTTGCGCCACGTGTCGAACTCGTGGCCTTGGCATCCTGCAAAAAGGTGAGTTTCAGTTATCGTTATTGGGTAATCAAGGCCGATAATATTGATCGGCGTTTTTTCTACCCGCTCATCGCAATATACCTGCGCATTTCCATATACCCGCGCATTACCAGATACCTGAGCATTTCTTCCAACGTAAACTGTTTCATCAACTTTTGCTGTGCAAGCTACCCACCCACCTCCGTTATCCCATTGTTTAGCAGGAACATCGCCGTTGCAATCGTTGAAATCAAACACTTTTACAGTCATATTTATATATCCTTTTCACTCGTTGAAATTTGCAACCGTTGACGAATGATATGCCAAACAAATTCAATAATCAACACTTTTTTATTTAAATAATTAAATAATTTTATTCCAGTTTATTAAATTATAGGTTATGATGATTATGTAACTTAACCAAAGGACATGAGATGGATTTATTATCTAACAAAATGATAGACGCACTGGGCGGAACTAATGCCACGGCAAAAATGATGGGTAAGAGCGCGACAGTAGTAAGCAATTGGCGCAGAAACGCAATCCCCGCTGACTGCTTAGAACTGATTAGATACCGCAAACCGAAAATTTATAAACAAGTAATGGCTGAAATGGGAGTGTTAAAATGAAATACCAAGAGTTTATAGAATCAAAGAGAATAACACCAGTTTTAGCAGGCCATGACGTTGAAGAAAGCCAGTTAAACACTAATCTGTTTGACTTTCAAAAGGTAAGTGTGAAATGGGCGTTAAAACGTGGACGCGCCGCTATATTTGCTGATACAGGACTGGGTAAGACTATAATGCAAACGTCATGGGCAGATGAAGTTGTTAAACATACAGGCGGCGATGTGATAATTTTCGCACCGTTATGCGTGGCGACGCAAACAGTCAATGAGGGTCTTAAGTTTGGCATATCCATCAATTATTGCCGAGATCAAGAGAATGTAAAGCCAGGCATCAACATAACAAACTACGAAATGATGGATAAATTTGATATGGAGTTGTTTGCAGGCGTGGTGCTAGACGAATCATCGATAATTAAAAATAGGGATGGTAAAACTCGTAACGCAATAATCGAGTCATGCCGTGATGTTAGATACAAGTTGAGCTGTACAGCCACGCCAAGCCCTAATGATTTTATGGAGCTAGGCAATCAGGCAGAATTCCTAGGAATTATGAATATGTCAGAAATGCTGGCGATGTATTTTATAAATGACGCTGGCGATACTGGAACATGGATATTAAAAGGTCATGCAAAGCGTAAATTCTGGGAATGGATGGCGACATGGGCGTGCGTAATTCGTAGCCCTAATGATCTTGGTTTTGATGGATCTGCTTACGTTTTGCCAAAACTCAATATGTTTGAGCATGTGGTTGAAAGCGCAACAACAGATGGACTATTTGCGGATATTGCACTTGGATTATTAGATAGAAATAGGGCTAGAAAAGAGTCAATTGATGATAGGGTTGAAAAATGCGCTGAAATCGTAAATGCCAGCAATGAGCAATTTGTTATTTGGTGTCACCGTAACGAAGAAGCCGAAAAACTTACAAAGTTAATTGACGGTTCAGTCGATGTAGCAGGATCTGATTCGATAGACCACAAAGAGCAGACAATAGAGAAATTCTTACGCGGCGATATTCGCGTGATGATTAGCAAACCAAAGATTTTAGGTTCTGGCATGAACTTCCAGAACTGCCATAACACGGCCTTTGTCGGTCTGTCTGATAGTTGGGAGCAATACTATCAGGCTATTAGACGATTCTACCGATTCGGACAAAAACAAGAAGTAAATGTGCATGTTATAAGCGCAGAATCTGAGGGTGCTGTAGTTGAGAATATTAAACGTAAAGAAAGCCAAAATGAAACTATTGGAGCAGAAATGGTGAAATATATGAGCACATCAATGAAAAAAGAAATATTCGGAGCTGAAAACGAACGCACAGAGTATGTTAGACAAGTAACCAATGGCGATAGTTACACAATACATAATGCTGATTGTATTGACCTTGCGCGAGAGATTGAGTCAGATTCAATTGACTTTACTATCTACTCCCCACCATTTGAATCGCTTTTCACCTATTCAAATTCAGACCGCGACATGGGCAATAGCAAAACGTCATCTGAATTTCAAAAGCATTATGAATATTTGATTGAAGAAACTTATCGCATAATGAAACCAGGACGTCTAGTAGCTATACATTGTATGAATTTAACAACCAGCAAAGTTAATGATGGATATATCGGTTTGCGTGATTTCCGTGGCGATATTATTAGGGCACATCAAAAAGCTGGTTTTATCTACCATTCAGAAGTTTGTATATGGAAAGATCCTGTAGTCGCGATGCAACGTACAAAAGCGCTTGGCTTGCTTCACAAAACGATTAAAAAAGACTCAAGCATGAGCCGTCAGGGGCTGGCTGATTATTTAGTAATTATGCGCAAGCCAGGACTTAATCCTGACCCAATATCACACACTGCCGATGAGTTTCCTGTTGACAAGTGGCAAGTGTACGCAAGCCCCGTATGGTTCGATATAAATCAATCTAGGACTCTTAATTTTAGATCTGGAAAAACAGAAGATGATGTAAAGCACATTTGCCCGTTACAGCTTGATGTGATTGAAAGGTCAATCGAATTATGGAGTTCCCATGGTGATTTAGTATTTAGTCCATTTACGGGAGTCGGAAGCGAGGGTTATGTTGCGGTAAAAATGGGTAGAAAATTTATAGGAAGCGAATTAAAGCCGAGTTATTATGAAGTTGCTGTGAAAAACTTAGACGATGCAAAACGTGAAAATGGCGACTTATTCGCATAATTAAAAGGCAATGAAATGAACTTTTATCCATTCCATATTGGTGATTACATGAGCCATACGGCTCATCTTGAGCCGATTGAAGATTTGGCTTACAGACGAATGATAGATTTGTATTTAGTCCGTGAGTCTTGCCTACCTGCTGACCCAGTTGAAGTTGCAAAGCTCATCAGATTGCGTGGTGATGTTGAGATCGTAAAGTCAATATTGCTTGAATTTTTCACAGAAACCGAAGATGGGTGGGTAAATTCGCGTTGTGAATATGAGATAAGCGAGATGCAATCAAAGCGCATAAAGGCTAAACAATCTGCCGAAAAGCGATGGGATAGCGAACGCAATGCCAACGCAATGCGAACGCATAGCGAACGCAATGCTACCAATACCAATACCAATACCAATACCAATACCAATACCAATACCAATACCAATACCAATACCAATACCAATACCAATACCAATACCAATACAAATGATAAATCAAAATCTACGTTTGAATATCCAGCGGAATTTGAGTATGTATGGGGCGAATATCCAAGCCGACCAGGTGCGAGCAAGAAAGATGCTTTCAAGGCATGGGATGCGCGAATTAAATCAGGGGTTAATCCCGAGATAATAAAACTTGGGGTTATTCGATACGCGGATTATTGCCGAACTTTGCGAACAGAACCCCAATTTATCAAGCAGCCAGCCACATTTTTCGGACCTGGCGAGCATTACTTATCAGATTGGACTGCCACGCCACCTATCCGAGCGTCACCAAGCCAAGCAAAAGAAGAAGCGCGGCAGATCGCAGCGCGATCAATCTTCAAAGATGAGCACATTGGACATCTGAACGGAGTTAATCAAAATGAACATGCCATTGACGCAGAATTTACAAGAGTTTGATCCGCTTCCTGAATCGTGGACAGAGCGTATTTTCATGCGGCTGCATGGTCGTTTTGGCAACCCGTTTTTAGACAAGTACAGAGCTGGAAAGCTTAACGCGGCTGGTGATGATGTTGGCATAGAGAACGCAAAAAAAGTTTGGGCTGAGGAGCTGGCTGGGTATTCGCCAGTCGAGATTAAACGCGGTCTTGTAAAGCAATTCACTTACCCACCAAGCTGCGACGAATTTAAGTTGGCGTGCCGACCGCCCATCGACAATCGCGCAGAATGGGCTGAAGCATGCGAGCAAATGCGTATCAGGTTGCAAGGCAATCAGCGCGACAGCTGGAGCAGGCCAGAGGTGTACTGGGCTGCTGTGTCTATAGGGCAGTTCGATTTGAACAATCTATCGTGGGAGCAGATCAAGACACGATGGGCTAACGCAATCGCGAATGCCAAAACTGACGCAATCCCTGAGTATCGTGTACAGTTGCCAGCGCCAGGGAAGGTCGTGCCAACCCCTGAGCAAATAGAAAAACACGTTAAAGAGATGAGCGAACGGCTAGGAACTGAAAAACGTGATTACAAAGCATGGGCGCGAGCGATTATTGAAAACCCTAAAAAATATCATTCTGCGAGTTTGAAATCAGCGCAAGCGGCTTTGATAACCGATGCTTAAAGTAAAAGAAGCCGCGGATTTTTTAATCGCTTGTAAAACAAAACAGTATCGCCGTGAGTGTTTGGCTTTTTGGCGAAATTTACACGGTGATGAGTATGCGGATAAGGTCGAACGCATGGTTATGAAAATTTGGAAAGGTCGTAAAAATGGATGATTTCGATAGGGCAAGCGAGTTAGAGCAAAAATACAGAGATGCGGCAATCAGCAAAATCCGTGCTACGGCGGTAAAGCTGGCGTATTCTGGTCAGTGCTACAACTGCCAAGAGCCGCTAGACATTGGCTTGTTCTGCGATACGTTCTGTCAAGAAGATTGGCAAAAAAGAATGGATGCAAAGCATGGCAAAAATTAAACAGAAGAAAGTTTCAGTAATGGGCGGATTAGACGCGATCGTCGGCGCACGTCCGCTGACTGATGAACAGCGCACGGATTTGAATATCCACAATCACATTGCGCTTGAAAACCTGCTAAACGGCGGCGGCTTGCGTGACTTTGAAATTATCGCGGCATTGTCTAATCTGGCGAAAGTGATTGATGATAAGTATTTTCACAGCAAGAAATCAGAAGCGATAGAAGAATCCCAGGCACAGATTAAAGCCGCGTATGATCTATCTAAAAAACGCGGCGTGTATTTGCTTACGTCTGACGCGATTAGAGCAACCAAGGGGCTTATAGATCTGCACGATGCTCAGTTGAATATGATAACGCAACGAGAAATGCGGGAAGCGGTTGAAGAAACGCAAAGACTTGAAAAAGTTGAGCGTAAAAAAATTAAGATTGGGAAATAATGTATAAACTTACCTGGTCATACGGTGGCATCGAACTAGATAAACTCGTACACGAAGACGAGTTAAATGCGACTATCGACGAAGTGCTAATGACAACTAGCATTGTTATTGTCGAGTTGATGAAAGATGATAAATGAACGTACTTGAACTATTGCCAGTTTCATGTATAATTTGCATGTCGGTTGCATTGGAGAATGCGTAAATTGCAAGGCGCTTGGCCGCTGTAGCAAGCCGACACACTCACTCACAGCCAAGGAAAATCAATGATTACGCAATCAGAATTAAAATCACTTCTACATTACAGACCTGATACTGGGGTGTTCACTTGGGTCGTTTCGCCCTCTCAGAGAGTTAAATCTGGCAGTGTGGCTGGGAGGATTAACAATAACGGTTATGTTCATATAAAGATTAAAGGAAAACTTTACCTTGGCCACAGACTAGCATGGCTATATGTGCACAGAACATTCCCATCAGGCTTTTTAGATCACATCAATATGAATAAGACTGATAATAGAATGTATAATTTACGCAATGCTACACAGTCAGAAAATGGCTTCAATAGAGGTATTTACTCAAATAATAGGTCTAGCTACAAAGGAGTTTCATATAACAAGCAAGCAAAAAAATGGCGAGCATATTGCAGCGTAAACGGAAAGCAAAATCACTTAGGTCTATTCGATAATGCAGAAGCAGCTTCTATTGCTTACCAAAACTTTGCCAGTGAAAAACATGGGGTATTTTTCAACAGTGGTATTAACCCAAAGTCTGAATTATGACTACGCCAAACATCAAGATCATCTCATCTGAATGCTACTCACTAACCGCTAACGCTATCAGACTAATGGCAAGCGCACCGAACAGCGTCGGCAGGATGGAGATTGTGCAATATGTACAAATAGGGCGAGTGTATGCTGATTCGGTGCTGGACGGCAAGCGGTTATATATTGACGTGATAACTGGCAGCATATTTGATTTGAACGGCGTATCTATCGACGGAATACGCAAGCTGGACATGAGCACGTTAAAAATAGTCAATAAAAAGGATGTGTTGTCGTGGATAAAAGCGGCAGATTCACGGACATTTAATCCCATGGCGTACAACAACAGGCGCAAGGATGAGCCAGAAGATGAGTAAACAGACGTTTAGGTTAGTGCATGATGAGGCTAGGAGAAGGGCTATTCAGTCTGTTAAAGACGCGCAAGATGGATATATCGTTACAGTATCAGAGCCGACACGCAATTTAGATCAGAACGCCGCATTGTGGGCGATGCTAACAGATATTAGTCGGCAAGTTGACTGGTACGGTAATAAACTAAGTCAGGAAGAATGGAAGTCGGTTTTCAGTTCGGCACTTAAAAAGCAAAAGGTCGTTCCTGGACTAGACGGAGGATTTGTAGTGTGCGGCCAGTCCACGTCAAAGATGACTAAATCAGAGTTTAGCGAATTGCTTGAGTTAATTGCGGCATTTGGTGCGAATAATGGGGTAAAGTTTAATGACCAAATTGGAACATAAACACATAGAACGCGTAAAGAACTTATCATGTGGCGTATGTGGCGAGGGTGAAACATCGGACGCTCATCATATACTTGAGTGTGGACGCAGGGTAAGCCACTTTGCGGTTATCCCACTGTGCAAGTCATGCCATCAGGACAGTCACAACGGCATACACGGGCGCAAAGCAATGTGGAATGTCATGCACAAGACTGAATTGTTAGTGCTAGCTGAAACGATAGAAAGATTGGTATGATTAAATCATCAAAAAAGCGTTCAAAATACAACAACAAAAAAACTACGCTATTTGGGATTACTTTCGACAGCAAGGCTGAAGCAGATAGATACCTTGTGCTCAAAGCAGATTATCAGGCTGCCCGCATACGCGAACTTGAACGGCAAAAGGTATTCATCCTCGCTCCGTCCGTAGTAGTTCAAGGACGCAAGCGACCGCCACTAAAGTATATCGCTGACTTCACATATTTACGAGCAGATGGTACGCTTGTTGTTGAAGACGTAAAGGGCGTTGTGACCGATAGCTACAGAATCAAGCGTCACTTGATGATGAGCGTGCATGGCATTGAAATCCAGGAGGTGCGATGAGTGGAATTAAGCAATTTGATATATTGCCCAAAGCCGCAAGGGAAGCATTGATGAAGGCAGCGCAAACACCAATCACAAAACATGATCCACTCTCGCGGCGCAAAGCAGTTGATAGCGCTATCGAGTTGGTCAAATATCAATATCCAGATTATTTTACAAAGGAATTACCATGGCTTTAATCGTTATAACAATTCGTGATACTGACAAAGGCGTCGAGGTTCAATTGCAAGATGAGCCAAAAGTAACTGAATCGCAAACTGATTTCACTCCTGCGCAAACAATGGGAGCCGTTGCGCTCAATGCAATTCATAAAGAGCTGAACTCAAAAGAAATGAATAAGCCGCAGCTGATAATTGCAGGTGCGGACGAAATGCCAGGTTGGCAAAATGAATATCCTAGTCGGTGTTAGTGAAAAAGGTTTGCGTGTTGGGGAGTATCATCCCAATGCGAAACTTACTAATCGTGAAGTCGATATTTTGCGAGATTTGCACGAGGCAGGATATGGATATAGAAGATTAGCAAAGATGTTCGACATAGGAATCACAACAGCACGCAAGTATGTAAAGTGCGAGCTGCGATCTCAGTGCGTGCACCATTTTAAGACGGTTCACTTTGATGACTGATAGGAATTTATAGTATGG